TATCAAAAAATCATATTTATTCTTATGATACTGATAGAATACCAAGTGATGTAACAGTACCGAGTGATGCTGAGGTAAAATCAGTTGATGAAAATGGTAATAAATTATTAAGAAGAAAAACTAATCCTGATTGGAATAAAAGTGAAACATATATTTCTAGAGAAGATAGAAAAGAATGGGATACAGTTGGTCTTATGGGTAAATTAAGATTACGCAAAGGACAACCAACAGGAACAAATTGGATTAAAATGAGAGACATTAGTGATAGTGTTGAAGAATGGTTGGTGCGATAATGTTTACACTAGACAACAAAGAATATGACGAAACTAAAATATCAGCTAAAGCTAAGTCAGCTTTGGAAGAAGTAGTGCGTGTATCTAAACATATGCAAGATTTAAGATTTGCCCAACAAGGCTATATTAATATATTAAAAGAAGAATTAAAGGAGACTAAGGATGAGTAGTGAAATTAAAGTAGACACTATTAGTGAAAATACCAGTGCAAATGGTATTGCTATTGATGGTTTAACATTAAAAGATGGTAATGTAGGTGCAGCAGGTACAGCTACAAGTCTAGCAGGTATTCCATTTTATAATGGAGATACAACATCTATTTATACACATGATGTATCAGGCACAGATAGCACAGCACAAAATAATGCTGCTTATGGTTTAACAGCACTTGATGCAATAACAACTGGTGATGATAATGTCGCTATTGGATATGGTGCATTATCAGCTTTAACGACTGGTTCAGATAATGTAGCCATTGGTAGTTTTGCTTTAGACACAACACAGAGTGCTGACTTTAACACTGCGGTTGGCTATCAAGCTGGAACTGCCATAACCTCTGGTGGTGGTAATGTTTTTATGGGTTATGCGGCTGGTGCGTCTAAAACTGAAAATGGTGATTCAGTTTTTATAGGATATAGAGCTGGTCATGGTTGCACGACAGGTGCTGATATTGTATTTATTGGTAAGAACGCTGGAGACGGTCACGATACTGAAGGCAACAACATAGGAATAGGCACAAACTCATTAGGTGGTTCAATAGCTGGTGGTGAAGAAAATGTATGCATGGGTAAAGATACAGGTTCAGCACTTACAAGTGGAGATCATTCGACACTTATTGGTTATCAAGCAGGAGCTGCAGTAACAAGTGGTAATCACACCGTTGCTGTTGGTTATCAGACTGGTTACAACGATGCCATAACTGGAAATGGAAATACATTGCTTGGTAATTTCGCTGGCTTTAGATTAAATTCAGGAAATGAAAATACAATTGTAGGTTATGACGCTGGCACTTTAATTACAACAGGGACTAATAATACGTGTCTAGGTAGAGATTCAGGTGGACCAAATTCACCGTCAAGTCTTTCAACTGATGATCATAAAATTGTTTTAGGTGACAGTAATATTACAGATCTTATTTGTAATGATACTTCTATCTCATCATCTGATTCAAGAGATAAAACTGATGTAGAGAATTTTACACATGGGTTAAATTACATTGAACAACTTAGACCAGTCACTTACAGGTGGGACAAGAGAGCTTGGTATGTTGATAAACTAGGTAAAGATATGACTAATGATGATGTTAAAAATGCGAAACCAGATGGAAGCAGAAAAAAGAATAAAATAAATGTTGGTTTTTTAGCTCAAGAAGTTCAGGCTATTGAAGAGGATTTGGGATATAAAGCATCAGAGGAAAGTAATTTAGTTTTTAATGATAATGACGGATTCCAATACGGACTGAAATACGAAAGATTGGTGCCAATGTTGGTAAACGCAATAAAAGAATTATCTGCAAAAGTTAAAGCATTAGAGGAGGCATAATATGGCAATAACTAAAACATGGGTATCAGCCATACCAAAAAAGAACGCTGATGGTAATGTAACAGAGTGGACAGTTGAGTATAAATATACCGATGGTGACTTCTCTCATACATTTAGAAAATCTGAAAAGATTGAATCACCATCAAAAGCACCTGACCAGTATACAAAAGCTGATTTACTGACCCTTATGGATGAGGCACATTGGGATGATATGTTTGCAAAAAAACATAATATTTACAAAAACCCACCAGTAGCAGATACAGTTGACGCTAGTTTTGATGTAACCACATTAAATGATAATTAAGGAGTAACAAATGAGTGAAATAAGAGTAGATACAATATCAGAAAAGACATCAGCTAATGGTGTTGCTATTGATAGCGTAACATTAAAAGATGGTGGAGCAACACTAGCAGATAACATAACATTTAGTGCATCTGGTAAAGGTGTTCACTTAGGAGTAACTTCTGCTACATCATCAAACTTACTTGATGATTATGAAGAAGGCACATGGACACCAACAATAAGTAATGTAACTTTTGGTACTGATGGTAATGTAGGAGGGTACACAAAAGTAGGTAGGCACGTTACTATCGCTTTTTATTTAGATATAGATAGTGGCACTTTTGATTCTACACAACTTCAAATAGGAGGATTACCTTTTGCAAATGGAACAAGAGAATGTATTGGTTCTATTATGTATAACCAATTAGATCATGGAACAGATTATCAGGTTATGCCATACTTAAATCAAGGGCAGTCTATAATTAGACTTTATCAATCAAAAGATGCTACAGGTTGGGGTGCTTTAGCAACTAATTCTCTAAGTTCTTCAACAGCAATGTTTATTACATTAAATTATCAAACATAATATTTAACAGGAGAGAAAAATGGCAATAACAAAAGAAACAGAAATAGCAAAGATAGAGGTCGTTGGACAATACAAAGCTATTCAAGTTAGAACTGATACCGTTATTAAAGAAGACGATAAGGAAATATCACGATCACCACATAGACACACTATACATCCTGATATGGATATATCTGCTGAAGATGCAGAAGTACAAGCAGTAGCAAATGCAGTTTGGACTGATGCTGTAAAATCTGCGTGGGCAGACTTTAAAGCTAATCAAACTATCTAATGGAACAAGAAAACAGAGAAGCTATTATCCGTATAGAGGGTAAACTAGAACTGTTAGATCAAAAGCTAACAACTCTTAAAGACAATCATTTATGTCATATTGAAAAAGATATGAGACAACTGAGAACTCTTGTATGGTTTATAGGAACTACTGTTTTCTTACAAATGTGCTACCTAATTATACGTACCCTTATGTAGTATTGCACGTCTAGTGCAAATCAACTAAATATTAAGTATGAAAAACAAGTGCATACTGGTTATATCTGATACGCACTGTCCATATCATCACCCTGATTTAATTCCTTTTCTTTCTTCTATCAGGCGAAAATACAAACCTGATAGGGTGGTGCATATTGGTGATGAAACAGATAAACATGGTCTCAACTTTCATGGACAAGATCCTGACTTGCCAAGTGCAGGAGATGAACTAGAAAAAGCAAGAACCACTATACATGAGATTGAAAAACTTTGGAGTAATGTAGACTTACTACACTCCAATCATGGATCACTTGCATACCGCAGAGCTTTCAAAGCAGGGCTACCCAGAGCATATATGCGTGGGTACAACGAAGTATTAGACGTTGGCTCTGGATGGAAATGGCATAACGAACTTACTATCCGATTGCCAGATGGTAATGACGTACACTTTCATCATGGTAAATCTGCAAATATAATGGCTGTTGGACAGAAGCAGGGAACGTGCTACGTGCAAGGACACTTCCATACTAAGTATGGCATATCGTATTGGGGCAACCCCAACAGCCTACTATGGTGTATGCAGGTCGGTTGCTTGATAGACAAAGACGCATTGGCTTTTGCCTATGACAAAGTATTCAAAGACAGACCGATCATTGGCTGTGGTATAATTATTAACAGTCAGCCAAAATTGTTACCAATGGTGTTGAATAAAGGTGGAAGATGGAATAAATTGTGTCCATGAAGACACTGGACAAGCAAATAAAAGGCGATCACTACAAAAGATTTATCATACAACCTGCTGAGTTTATCAATGCTAACAACCTGGCATACGCAGAGGGCAATGTCATAAAATATGTATGTAGACATAGATTTAAGGGCAAAAAAGAAGATATAGAAAAAGCTATACATTACTTGGAAATGATTATAGAAAGAGATTATGAGTAACGTGGCTAGAATGGAAATTCCAAATAGGATGAGATCCACTAATGTTCGTATGTTGATTGACGATATGCCAATCGTTGCAACAATGGATTACATATTATCTGGCACAGGGATTACACCTGTTGCTGTATGGGTAAAGACAAAGAAATCAGAGTCAACACTAGATAGAGAACTACGCAGCTCTGGTAAAGCAGTATCACTGTTATTGCAATACGGATGTTCTATTAAAGAAGTTTCAGAAACATTTACAAGAGACAGTATCATAGGATCTGTTGTTTGGTATTTATACAAAAACTTAGAAGATATTTTACAAGGCAATCAACCTGATAAATTGCCGAAACTATCAACACAACCATCAGGATATACAATAAAATGAACGACATTAAAGAACGTATCAAAGCACACGAAGGTTATAGGTTAGAACCATATCATTGCACAGAGGGT